CCATCCTTCTGAGAATGTTGTGTACTTTGGTGGCAATAAGATACGTCCTGCTGCATTTGAGTATCCTAATGGCTCTCTGCTTATCGTTCAAGGGTTGGATAGACGCGACAAGCTCAAAAGTATGGAGTTTGATATCGCTCTGCTGAACGAGGGCACTGAGCTTGAAGAAGAAGACGCCGAATATGTACGTATGCGTTTACGACACGGCAAACTTCCCTACCATCAACTCATTATAGATATCAATCCTGGTGATCCTGGACACTGGATAAACCAAATGTGTCTTGAGGGTAGAGCAACCCGGCTTGTCAGTAAACATGAAGATAATCCCCGCTATTTCGACACGAAACTAAATGATTGGACTGAGGCAGGACGTGAGTACATCGAGGGCACGCTTGGAGGCCTGACGGGGGTACTGCTTGATAGATACCGCTATGGGTTGTGGAGTGCCGCAGAGGGCGCTGTATACCGCGATGCGTGGAACCGGGCTAAGAACGTGGTTACTCGCTTCGATATCCCGCGCGAGTGGAGCAGGTGGCTGGGGGTAGACTTCGGATACAATAACCCTTTTGTCTGCAAGTGGTATGCACAAGATCCAGATGGGCGCTTATATGTCTACCGTGAAATCTACATGTCTCAGAAGCTTGTCGAAGATCACGCGAAAGACATTGCCATTGCAAGTGGATGGTTTCATTTGCTCCCAGTAGATCACCCACAGTACAAAGATAGACCCGCTGAATGGGCTGATCCACTCCCACGCGCTATCATATGTGACCATGACAGTGAAGATAGAGCGACTCTAGAGCGACATTTACGAATGAATACTATCCCTGCTAAAAAGAGTGTGAGTGATGGCATTCAAGAGGTTGCATCGAGGTTGCGTCCCTCTGGAGATGGCAAGCCCCGCCTCATGTACTTTGCCGATTGCCTGGTAGAGCGCGATAAAGAACTTGCTCGTAAAAAACACCCTACAAGTAGCATTGAAGAATTCGGGGTGTATGTCTGGGATACTCGACAAGGTATGAAGCGTGGTGAAGCGCCGATGAAAATGTTTGATCACGGGCAAGATGTAGATCGCTATATCTGCAAACACTTCGCGACCCCAAATGAAGTAACGTACTCTAATCGTGTGTATTGAGGTGATAATGTTACAGCAATTTGTTAAATGTGAGATGTGTTCTAATCAATTTGAGGTGCATCCGAGAACCCGTGCGGGTGACTGGGAAGCACCTCAAGGATGGTTACTGCTTCACAATTTGAGGGACATGAGAGGAGAAGAGGGTCAGCACTTCTGCTCTGAGAGGTGTCTACAATTCTTTCTCTCTGTACCCCGAGGATAATTAAATGACACAAATACTGCAAGCGTCCCCGCCCGGACAGGTAGCAGGCCAGCCCAAATATGTGCTAAATGAAGCGGATAAAAAGCGCGTTCTTGACATACAAGCCGCATGGAAAGCCTATTCAGGTGAACTGGACCCGCCATTGCAGAAGCTAGCGGGCCAGCCAGATGATAACGTGCTCTCCAACCGGATACGCGCCATTGTGGACCGTGGCATCGACTTCTTGTTTGGCAAAGAGATAGAGATAAGCGTTGAAGAGAGAGCGCCACAAGAGGCACAGGACATCATTAACAAGTCCTGGGGACGTAAAGAGGCAAGAATACCCCTGCTCCAAAAGCTCGCTGCAAACGGCGCTATAGCGGGTCAAGCGTTTCTCCGCATTGTGCCCGAACCGAAGAACACCTACCGGCTCGTGGTGGTCGATCCTGCCACCGTGTTCGTGCAGACCGCGCCACAGGACTGTGAAACGGTGCTACTCTATTGCATCGAATATAGTACGACCGAACTGGTCAACGGCAAGCCTGCACAAGTCTTCTATCGTGAAGAGATGAGCCGCATTGACCCTGATAATGACGGTGACAATGGGGACCCGTTTGCAGACACCGATGCAACCTGGAGTATCAACCATTGGTCAAGAGTAGGTGATAGAGGCAACTGGACACCCGCGCCCGGTGGTGCTCTCTCGTGGCCGTATCCGTTTCCTCCGCTTTTCTCTTGTCAGAATTTACCAATGCCGAATGAATACTGGGGTATTCCAGATGTGACGCCTGATCTCATCGGCAATAATGAAGACTTGAATTTAGTACAGTCCTGTATCAACCGCATTCTGAAGCTGTATGGCTCTCCTATCATCTATGCCACCGGGACAGGCGAGAGCACGATAGACATTAAGCCCGGTAAAATCATCGGGCTGCCCCTCTCAGAAAGTAAGATCGTAGCCGTGACGCTCGCTTCAGATGTTGCCAATGCGCTTGCATTTGCCGCTAACATCAGAGCAGACATGGATGAGCAATCAAGTGTTCCTGGCGTTGCAACGGGACGCATTGAAGCGATGCCACGCGGGGCGCTTTCCGGTATTGCAATTGAACTCTTGTTCATGCCACTACTGAAGAAGACGGATAAGAAAACGTGCCTTTTTGGCCGGCTTATCATTGATGTATCGAAAGCCTTGCTCATCCTCAACAACATCACAGAAAAGATAGAGCTTGAGCTAGCATGGCCGTCACCGCTTCCACATGACGACTTGCCAGCAGTACAGGCGGCAATAAGCAAGAAAGAGCTAAATATCTCCACTGCCACTCTGCTCAGAGAGCTTGGCTACGATCCTGAAGAGGAAGCAAAGCTCCTAGAAGCAGAAGAAGACGCGAAGCTAGAAAAGCAATTAGATGCACAAGCGCAACTGCCACCAGATCTCCCCGGCGTGAAGCCCCTACCCGGACAGCCACCAGCAGCACCCGCCGCTCAGCAACCAACAAGCCCATTTATCGGAGGTGGCAATGGATGACAATCTTGGAACGCATTATGTCGAGTGGCATTATGATGACATTGTGATTGGCAACCATACCTATGAATATTGTGAATTAAGCCGTACACAGGCACTCAAACTGTACGAATGGCTCCAAAAAGAACTATTTGAGCAAGGAGATACAGAGCATGGCAACAGCAACCAACAAACCGACCCCACGTCCACACGTTCCGAAGCCTCACAGCGTTGACGAGATGCAAGATGCTTTGGGCCGGCTTAAGGCGGGGACAGCGGATAACGACGACGTGCTCACGATACAGGACGCCATAGCCGAGGTGGTGACACTGCGCGGCATACGGATAGAGGCGGTACAGCTAGCAAAGGTGCTACTCCAGAAAGTAGAAGCGAAATGAGTAACATGAACACTACCCCACGATGGTCGGGGGAATTATGAGCAACCTACCTGAAGACGGGCAAGGCTTTCCCCGTGGGCTAATGCAACGTCTCTCACCAATTGACAACCCTGCAAAACGCTATAGAAAACCGAGGAGAAGTAATATGGACTTCGATAAAACTACCAATGCACAGATGCCTCTTTCATCGCACGTTAGTTACGCCTATCCTGTCAATGTGGTGAGTAGCATCTATCCTCAATCTATCCCGCTCACCATGACACCTATCATGCTCTCACCTGAGTCACTAGAGCAGATACGCGCCATTGTGCGAGAGGAGCTAGCCGCCGCTCATCTACAGGTAGCATCAACTGAAGAGAAGAAATAGTATGGATATAGATAAGACCTGGATGCGGAAAGTACGCATCCAAACTGGAGATCGACCACCAAAGGAAATCGGGCGTAACATCCATGTCATTGATGACGAAACAGGCGAGCTAATCACGAATATCTTTCGCGCCGTCATCGTGCTAGATGCACAATCCATAAACTATGCAACGCTCTCTTATCGGCCTATCGATGAAAAAGGGCAGGTGCTTCTGGATGATAATAGCAACCCTGTTGAGGAAGAAATCACCATCAACAATCCTATGGTCGATGTATACGCTATCACCCCGGATGAGAGACAACATGGATAGCTTTGAGGAGATACTACATAGCAACCGATCCACGACGGCAAGCGGCGCATTGACTATCACTGACTTCAATATGATGTTTGATGCCCTATTCCCGCACGACTATACGCCAGAACCTATCTGCCTCTATGTGACATTGAAGCAATTTAAGCGCATGGCGCACTTGCAGCATCTTGGCTCTCTCTACCGTACACATCCAGCCCCTAAACGCAAGATACGCAAATGCCATATGCGAAAGCTACACGCCGCTTGGAAACGTGGTAGAGCACATCTAGCCCGTGTAGAAAGCAATGAAGCAAAGTGGCTAGATGCGTCACTCGAGAAAGCCCCAGTAAAAACGGTTATTGTACCGGATATGCCGACGCTCAATTACTCACAAGCTGAATAATAGACTTGTACCGACAACCTATTGACAATATGTAGAAAAAGGAATTATACTTATGCCAGAAGAAAACACCACCTCAGCAGGAACGGGCGCGATGCCTGCTCCTACTTCACCCGAGATGGGTAACACCCCCGCCGCTTCACAAGGCGCGATGCCTGAAGCAGGATCAGGCGAAGACCTGAAAGCAGAGTACGAAAAACTCAAACATTCCCTGAAAAATGCTCAGGAAGAGTTAGATCGGCATCGCAAAAACGCTAAAAAGCTCAGTGCCTATGAGGAAGCGGAAAAAGCAGCCAAAGAAGCGCAATTAAGCGAGATAGAAAAAACACAAACCAAGCTCTCCGAGTTGCAAGCGCAGCATGAGACCTATAAGCAACAGACGCAAACGCGCATTATTCGTTATGAGGTCCAGCAACAGGCGGCAAAACTCGGCATCATTGACCCGGACGCGGCGGCAAAACTCCTTGATTGGTCCGAACTCGAATATGCAGAGGACGGCACACCAACAAATGCAGAGAAGCTATTAACCGCGCTCGTCAAGAGCAAGCCCTATCTCGCACCCAAAGCACCAGAACCCGCGCAACAACCTGCTACCCCTGCAAAACAGCCTCAACAGCCCGCGCCTTTTATCCCGCCGTTCTCGGGACGCTCAAGTATACCGGCTCCCGGTGGCTCTACTCCTGGCAAAATTCCAAGCTGGAATGATATCTACAAACGATAGTCCAGGAGCCGCCCATAGTTGCTCGCTCCTGGCGTAATAAACCAGGAGCAGAAGCCTCATGGCAATTGCAACAAACACGGTCACACTTGCTGACTACGCTCTGATGAGCAATAGTCCACTTGTGCAAAAAGTGACCTTCAGCCTTATCAACTACGGAAACATCCTGCAAGACTTGCCGATGATCACGAAGAAAAGCTTTATCATCAACGGCGTGCGCTTCGATGGTTCCAACCTCCCGAGTGTGAACTGGTCTCAGCTCAACGCCGAGCCGCTCACCACCAAAGCAACCCCCACGACCTATCAGGAGCAAGCATTTCTGCTCAGGAACACCATCGATGTTGACAAGTATCTCGTTGAGGAAGAGAACCAGATTGTTGACCCACGCGGTATCCAGATCGAAGCCTATCTGCAATCGCTCACCTACGATATCAACTACAAATTCTTCAACAACAACCACGTCACTGGCGATGTGAACGCGCCTGTAGGCATCCGGTACCGCATTGACAACGGCTCTACCTATGGAGTTCGTTCAGAAAACAAAATCACCGGCGGTGCGGTTGACCTCACCCAGGCCAATGCAACACAGGCCACGGCTAACAAGTTTCTTGAGTTGCTTGATAAATTGCTCTGGTGTGTCGGTAGTCCTGATGGTGAAGGTGTTGTCCTCTATATGAACGACACCATGAAACGCCGTCTCAACTTCCTGCTTCGCCTCATGGGTACCTCTGGTGGTTTGTCGGTAATGACTGATCAGTTCTCCCGCGTGATCAACATGTACAAAGGCGCGATTGTGCGAGATCCTGGCTACAAGCAGGATCAGACCACACCTATTATCACGGGCACTGAGGACACCGCCGGGGCCGATGGCTCATCTACCTATACCAGCATCTACGCTGTGAATTACGGAGAGGGCTTTATGACCGGTTGGCAGTTCGGACCTCCAAACGTGGTCGATCTCGGATTGATTAACAACGGCGTCATCTATCGTACACTCATAGATTTTGCATGCGGGCTAAATACCGTGTCTACTCGTTCGCTTGGTCGTCTGTACGACTTGAAAATCGCCTGATAAGAGGCAGAAAGGATAAAGACATGCCTACCGATGCTCTCATCGCTCTACAGGCGAGTACAACCAAGACAGCGACGAATAATTCCACGGGGGTAGATCTCGTGACGCGCACACCTTTACGCGGCTTGCGTGCGCGGATTATCTACTCTGCTGCAAGCACTTCTAGCGGAGCCGGGTCCATTACTTTCCGTATCACGGAAAGCAGCGACAATTCAACTTTCACAGGAATATAT